GGCTAGTGATAGTTGGCTCTCTAAGAATATCAGACCCCTTTCCCTTGTGTTTCTCTTAGGGACAGTCAGTGTCTTAGCACTCTTTGATGGGAACGTAGGAGAGTTTGTTGTAGGAAATAGTTATGTAGAGTTGTTTAGACAGCTCCTTCTTCTAGCATTCGGATTTTACTTCGGAAGTCGTGGTGTAGAGAAGGTTGTAAAAGTCTGGAAGAAGTAGAAAACACTAACTAATGATTAGAGGAATAATAGTAATGGGTATTTTGTCAGGTATATTAAAGATAGGTAAGAAGGGTAAGAAAATTCTTCCTCAGAAGAAGAAGAAAGCTAACACGAATGTAGGAAAGGAACAGCGTAAATCGAGTACTAAGGGTGTATCCAAAGTCACGAAGGCTGTTAAGAAGGAAGGGGGTGGGGATAGCAAGAAGCAGAGAGCTGCTACTGTTAAGCAAACGAAAGCAAAACTAGGTGCTGAACAATCTGCTAGACGTAAGGCTGGTGAGGGTAGTGCTGCAAGGACGAAGATCCAACAGAAGAAGGATGAGGCTGCCAAGAAGGCTGGCAAGAAGGAGAGTATTAATCGAGGGGTTCCTAAAAGGAAGGGGAAATCTCAAGCGACGAAGAAGAATGCTACACAGATTAAAAAGGCTCAGAAAGCCCGTAAGAAAAAGTAGAAGACGTAAGAAAGCCCCCAAGGACTCGCATCCAAGGGGGCTTTTTTATTGCTTACAGTTTAAGTTACTTCACAAGTGTTACCAGTACAAGCATACTCCTTCATACTGACAGTAGTATCCTCCTCTTCAAAGTCCTTTAAGAGAGAGAAGTCAGCATCTGGCATAGCAGCTAGACCAGCCTCATACTCCTCTTTATTAATCTCTTGATAAGGAGCTTGTTGGTAAGTGTGATTGCTATGGGGTAGAAAGCTGACACCAGACATGATATCAAAGTTCTCATACACCCAAGCTCCCACCTTCATCCATTCGTCATCTCTGACATAGACCGTGATAGAAGGTTTATGCTCACACCAATGGAGTTGGTATATCTTCCACAACTCTAACTGGTCTATAGCAGAAACTTCATCCCTAAAGATAGAACACTCAGGAGCTTTCTGAGGGAAACTAAAGACAAGACCTGTCTCAGGCTTCATCACATCATCTTCTACAGGGAATCCCTGTGCTACCATCAACTGTGCTAATGGGTCTTTCTTGTCAGCACGAACAGTCCGAGTATAGTACTCAGAATAGCGAGGATGAATTCCACTCGCACTGTCAACCAACTGGCTAACAGTCCCGCTAGGCTTGACACAAGTAATAGCAGCAGCAGGATTAACCCCAAGCTTTGCAGCCCATTCCTTATTGACTTCAATCGCATAGTCACGTAATGCCTCCAGTACTTCACCAAGAGAGCTGACAGTATAAGGATGGTCGAACCACGTACCTCCCATATCCTTACCACTCATTACAGGATGATCCATTATACCTGTGAAACTCAACCCTAGAAGTGCTTCCTCTTTGGTATTTTTCTCCCAAACAGAGCTGAGGTATCTAAACTTGGTTCTAGTTGCCTGAAGTGTACCAAGTATGGCAGCAGATTCAACCTTTCTTTTAAGGTCGTCAAATGTATCATTGGGTCGTATGACCACCTCAGTAAGATTACAGAATTGTTTGGAGCGCAATACAATCTCGGAACAAGGATTACATCCATAGTCTTTATATCCACTTTCCTTTCTCCTCTCTGGGATTAGCTTTTCTGCTGCTCCTCTATAGAAAATTCCACGCTCACCACTCCCCGATTCAGCCAGTGCCAACCATTCTCGCATAAACGCTTGCATGTCTGGCTTTTCTGTGTAACATACAGAGTTGTTGGCGAGTGCTCGTTGAGGATTCGCATCCCACCACTGACCAGACTTAGCATGGCGCATCCTATCGTCCGTAAGATTAGATAGACTGATAAGGGCAGAACGACGAACACCGCCAACAACAACAATATCAGCCACTTTACACATGACATCATGACACTCGATAGATGTAAGTTTTCTTCCTGCTGCATTTCTAAATACCTCTACTGAAAAGTGGAAGAGTTGAATGAGAGGCTCTGGGCCACTGGCTCTCCCACCAAACGTCTTGAGAGGAGCACCAGAAGGTCTTACCCTAGAGGTGTCCCACTTGGGTACCTGTCCATTATAAAGCATGGAGACGAGCTCTCTGTAAGCCTTAGCCCACCCTATCTTACTGTCCGCCACCACAATGGTAGTGTCAGTGTTATGAAACTCCTCTGCAATCTCTGGTAGCTGGTTAATGTATTGACGTTCTACACTATAACCAACACCAGTGCCACACATGAGAATATACATCGTCTCATCAAAGACTCTCGGAGAGTCTACTGCAACATAAGCACAGTTGTAACCTGCTACATGGTCTCTCTCTAAAGGAATACCAGCAGCCATCAGTGCTCTCATTGAAGGCATTACCTCGAGAGAATTGATATCGCCTCGAAGCCTATCCAGCAGAGGAGCCCCCAAAATATCAGAGAAAAGATTAATTCCATCATTATCTCTGTGAAGTTTAGAAAAATAATCAAGATATCGTTCAACCGTCTCATTCCAAGTCTCTCTCCTCTTCTCCAGTGGAAGCCATCTGGCATATCGGGAGAGAGCTATGTAGTTTTGATATTGTGTCATCTCAGGCATTAACTAAGCCCCTCTATCATCATATCGAGATACTGACGACACTTGCGTAAATCCTCTACACCATTTTTAACAGGCCATCGCATCAGGTACTTGATAGCGTTGCCGTATTGATAGGCACCAGATGGGTTGTGGTAGACAGCTTGCATCAAAACACATCTATCGGCTATCAGATCAATAACCTCCTTCTCCTCATTGAAGAGCATGTAGTGTTTAGGTTTTGTTACATTATCGAACTCAGACATTTTGAAAGGCCTTATTTAATTGAGCGGACACGGGACTATTCTCAGCAGAAGTATATCTATCTTCATACTTCTCTCCCACACTCCTGAAACAGATGGTACAGGGCCATACACCATGACTCTGCCCTTCATCTGAACACCCCTTACACTCTTCATCTTTATCACTCATTACATCACTCATTCTACGCTCCAAATATTCCAATATAAAAGAGAATACAAATACAGAAGATAGCTACAGTAGCTTTCGTTCTCTTGGATTCCTCATCTTCTTGACTAGCCATCTAGTTCCTCCACAATTTCAAGAGCTATCTCTAGGTAATGCGTATAGCTGACATTCTTATCAGGATTGTGGAGAGTCCTCGCAAGGATCCGAGCTACCTTCTCCACTCTGTAATGCAACCCGTCATTCCCATTCTGCCCTATATTGTCTATCCTACTCACAACCATTCACGCTTCAAGTAATCGAGAGACAGCTCCATCAAGCAGTAGTTACCATCCTTCACCTCATGAAGCATCAAGCAACCTTGCCAGTGGTCGTTAGCTTGTTCTCCTTTATAACCCTCAAGGTGCTGATAGAAGGAACCCGCTACAGCTCCTCGTATTGTCTTGCCATTCGCCAGATGTTTCATGGCAATGTCTAAGCCTTGTTGATGTCCCATAACAAAAGAGAAGCCGATGTTATTGATCTTCGTGGTACACTTACCACCCCAAGGATGCCCTGACATAGGATTGTAGAAGTAGTGAGCATAGGTGATGCCATCAATCTCGACAGGTTGCAGGTAACGAGGTACTTCCCAACCAAACTGTTCAAGCTTCAAGTCGTGGAAGCCAAGCTTACCTTCCAGCTCTGGATTAGCATTGACATGTCGAAGGATACGTTCCTCATGATTTCCTAGATGGAATACCATGCGAGGCTTGTATTGCTTCTCTTTGTTCTTACGCTTACGCTTGTTATACTTCTTAATGGGGTCTAGGAGAGCCTCCATGCCTCGGAGACCTGCGTTAATGTCCTCTTGATAGCGAGCCCCCTCTCCTTTCCTTGTGCCTCTGTCATAGTGACTGAGGGAGTGCATATCCCAATGGTCTCCCATGTGAATAATCACATCAGGCTGCTTGGCTACGATATAATTACCTGCAGCAGTCAAATGATCCAGAGCTACTTCAGGTTTCACCTGTGTATCTGGTATAATGAAATGTTTACGCGACACTTTGATAACCTCTCTCATTCATCTGCTCGTAGAAAGCTTCTAGTAAATCGTTACGCTCACCATCTGGAACCTTATCCATATAACCAAAGATAAGGAGAGCTCCTTTCTTACTTGTAGTAGTCTTGTCCCGAAGGTCAGGGTTGTCCTCATACATGTTAGCCATTACAACAGCTCGGTTACGGGTACGAAGTCCTACTTCGAGTATGTCATTAAACAGGGAATAGCCCTTAAAATTATCCAATTTCTTTCTCCTTAGCTCGTCTATCTTTCGCTATTTGTTTTTCTTCGTCAGTCACTACCTTATGACAGGCAGTACATAGTACTCTTAGATTATCTTCTTCACAGAAGAGCCTCTCGATAAGAACATCCCAACCTTCCCAGCCCTTTGCAGGGTCTACTACAGGAATGATGTGGTCGACATGGACATTCTTGATACGCTTATGCTTTCCAGGCTTCTTAGGGTCTGGCCCTTTCAGGGTAGCTGGTACCTCCTCCTTACATTCATCACATAGGTAGAATCCCCTACGGACATTAGCTCTCTTCTTCACAATGTTAATAGGAGCCCACTTCATTGTAGCTTGTCTTAGGTTCCCTTTGATGAAGGAGCGGTACCGAGCTTCAGTCCACAGCCCACTACATCTAGTCTTTTCTCCTGCCATTAGATAACCTCATCTGAGTGTGTAGAACCGTCAAAGTAACATAACTGACTTTTAGCGTACTCAATGTTCAGGAAGGTATCGTGAACGAACATATTATTTTGACTGGCATCCACCCACTTCCAAAAGAATATGAAATGTTTTTGCTGGATAACATACCTAACTTCTCCGTCCACGAGAGTCCTTACTACAATCCTTACTTGTTTCATGCCTTCTCCATTTCATTAAAGAGCCCAGTCTTGTAATCCCAGTAAAGAGGAACACGAGCAGTCGCTCCAAATTCTCGGTCTTCGAGGAGACATATCGTTCTGATGTTCCTCTCCTCCAACGGTAACTCATCGTCTTTATTGCCTTCGATACCTATCATGTAGTTACAAGAACGCATCATAGCTCTACTACCAGCGAACTGTGTAGAGAATACCTTACCACCTCTCTCATGTGGCTCACCATTAGCGGGAGCTTTCAAGTGACAGAAGATGAAGATGATGATACCTAAGTCCATAGCCATAGCTGATAGGTCAGCAGCGATAGAGACAAGAGCTTCGTTAGCCTCTGCACTACCCATCTGGTTCGTTAGGTTAGTGATAGGGTCAATGATAACGACCTTACACCCTTCAGCAGCAGCCTCGTAGATATCACCCTTCAAGGTTTCCCAACCAAGATGCTGGTAGAGGTTAACCATGATAGCCTTATCCCCGATGAGAGGTTCATACTTGTCGTAAGCCTCAAAGTCGAATGGGATGTTAGGGTCATGGAATATCTTACCAGCAGCCTTACCTACCAACATCTGATAGGTCTTGCGGTTAGCTTCCTCAGGTTTAGCCATGAATACTTTGAGGTCATGCTCTACCATGAAGTGTTCTGCAAGAGCGTTAACCACCTCACTCTTACCCATCTTGACACCAGCACCAATATAGACTGTTTCTCCGAACCTAGCCCCTCTGGTAGCGTCTGTGAGTCCTTGCCAAGGATAGGACAACCCCCACTCAGCTTCCGTACGAGCTGCATCTTTAAGGGAGGAGCCATATACTAGCCGAGTGTTCTTTGGTTTAGTGGCATTGAATACGGTAGCATTGAAGCAAGCCTTACTCTTCCCCTCCATGAGACATGCGTTAGCATCTTTAGAGGGTAGCTCTGCAACCTTGAGAGAAGCATCAGTGTCCTTAATCTTATGGACAGAGTTCATCACTTCTTCAGCAGCACGCTTACCTGGGTCATCCATATCAAAGACCAGTACTATCTCCTTAAACGTCTTAGAGATTTTAGGATATAGTCTAGCGATATCCTTAGCAGCACTAGCGGCACCATGAGCAAGACTAACAACAGCCGGAGTATTCTTAGCATATTGAGTGTTGGCATTGTGGTCATTTAGGATTTGGAATAACGCTGCCGCATCCCATTCCCCCTCTGTTATGAATAAAGTTTTGTTACCTGTCTTAACAGCTTGACCCCAACCAAAGAGGTCTACGTCAGACATGTCACCAATACTCCACATCCTCTTATTCTCTAAGAGCTTCACCTTACAACCAGACAGAGTACCTGCCTTACCATAAGGGAAGTAGGCAATGGAAGGGGTGATACCATCCTCACCCTTCACACCGATACGAACACCAAAGCGTTCCAGTGTTTCCTTCCGTAGTCTTCTCTCAGGCAACTCCATTACCTGACATTCTTTAGCTTCTTGTAGCTCTTGTTCAATCTCTTCAGGAGTTTTTTGAACTGGAGCAGGGGGCTTATACCCTTTAGGTTTATTCTTATATGGGTCAGGTTCATACTTCTTACAGCTATAGCAATAGCCATCGTATGTCCCGTCTTCTTTCTCAAAGACTTGTA